AGAGGGGTGAAAGTCCCCTCACATTTTATTATTAAGGAATACATTATGAACAACAATGAAAAAGCCAAATTGCTCAAGGCTTTACAAAAAGGGCAAGTCACAGTCACATTCAAAAAAATAGATACAGGCGAAATAAGAATTATGCCTTGTACTCTTAATCCATCAGTTCTCGAAGCTAATGGAGTAACTATTGATATTAATTATTCACCAACAGACATGGAGGCATTTCCAGTATGGTCATTAGACAAAAATGCTTGGAGGTCTTTTAGGTTAGATACCGTAGAAGGTTGGGAGGTACTATAATGGAAGAGTTCCTATGGGTGGAAAAGTATCGCCCAAGAAAAGTAGAGGAATGTGTACTATCACAAGACCTTAAAAAGATATTCCAAAATGTTTTAGACAAAGGCGAACTTCAGAATATGATGTTCACTGGTACTGCTGGTACAGGAAAGACCACAGTTGCCAGAGCACTTTGCAACGAGCTTGACTTAGATTATATAATCATTAATGGTTCAGAAGAATCAGGTATTGATACTCTAAGAAACAAAATCAAACAATTCGCTTCGTCCGTTTCCTTATCAGGCGGCCTCAAAGTCGTCATCTTGGACGAAGCGGATTACCTTAATCCACAATCCACTCAACCAGCTTTGCGTGGATTTATCGAAGAGTTTTCAGCTAACTGTAGGTTTATACTTACTTGTAATTTCAAGAATCGTATAATCGAACCATTACATTCAAGAACCAGCGTTATCGAATTTGCGATGCCAAAGAAAGAGAAAGAAGCTCTTGCTGGTCAGTTTATGCAAAGGGTTCAACAAATACTATCAGTTGAAAGTATCAACTCAGAACCAGCTGTTATTGCTGAACTGATTATGAAATACTTTCCAGATTTCAGAAGAACACTTAATGAACTACAAAGATATTCAAACTTTGGTAAAATCGATAGTGGTATATTAGTCAATGCTAATGATATCGCTCTTGATACTCTTATGAATGCTCTTAAAATAAAAGACTTTCGTAAAATGAGACAATGGGTTGCTGATAATATTGATATAGAACCAGCTTCAATGTTTCGTAAAGTATACGATAATATGAATGAATATGTAGAGCCACAATCAATACCGCAACTAGTACTTATTTTGGCTGATTATCAATATAAAAACAGTTTTGTTGCTGACCATGAATTGAATATGGTTGCTTGCTTAACTGAAGTAATGGCAGGAGTCAAATTCAAATGAAAAAATACATGATTAATCCAGTAACTGGAGAACAAACAGAAATAGAAACAGGTAGCAATACTGAAGATAGAACATTAATGCTAGAGCGCAATGTCAAAGAATTGCAAGAACAACTAGCTAATGCTCAAAAAAGAGTTATGGAACTTAATGATATAGTTTCGTCATATAAGAAAGAAGCTAGCATATTAGAAGAAGAGATAAGAAAAGCTCTTGATATAACTACTACGATATGAACCCATTTGACTATTTAAAAGCAATCAATGAGACTAAGAAAGATATCATGGTTGACGATATTGCTGAAAAGGAATACAATCCTTTCATCATAAATCGCGGTCTTTCTTTCTTTAAAGACACTATATTGTATGCAAATGAAATGAATATCCACCATCATCTAGACCATCGCGTTCAGTTTGATTTTCTTATAAATATAATTAGAAAGAAGAAAAGATGGTCTAAATGGATTAAGGCCAGTGATATTGACCATCTTGAACTCATCAAAGAAAATTATGGGTATAGTGATGAAAAAGCTAAATCAGCGTTATCTCTAATTAATGATGAACAAATTGAACAATTGAAACAAAGGATATATAAAGGTGGAAAACGATAACACTCAAATACAAATAAAAGATTGGACTCCAGGCAGTATGCTTGAAGTCTCTCTTAGAGAACCAGATGACTTTTTAAAGATACGCGAAACATTAACACGTATAGGTGTAGCTTCTCGCAAAGACCAGAAGCTATTTCAATCTTGCCATATTTTACATAAGCAAGGTAGATATTTTATAGTTCACTTTAAAGAACTATTTTTGCTAGATGGAAAACCATCTAGTTTATTAGAGAACGATGTACAAAGACGAAACACAATCGCAACATTACTCGCCGACTGGGGTTTAGTAACGATTATGAAGCCGGAGATGGCTAAAGAATTAGCACCATTGAGACAGATTAAGGTGATTCCTTTTAAGGAAAAAACTCAATGGGAACTATGCCCTAAGTATAACATAGGGAATTCCAACAATGGAGAAAAGAATTAAAAAGACCTGGAAAATATTTCATAAGCTTATGAAATCAGGCAGATTAAACAAAGTAGTAAAAATCTACTTATAAAAGAATTATTTAAACTAGCAATCAAGCTTGTATAAATATAACTGAAAGAGTGCGGTATTGGACCGGCTCTAACAAACCTTGCTATATATAGGAGGAACTAAAAATGGTAAGAAATACTTTGAACGTACCACGTTCACTATTCGTCGGATTCGATACTTTATTTGAAGACCTGGAAAGGATTCATCAAAGTGCGAGGTCCGGAACTGATAACTATCCACCACATAACGTTGTGAAAATCGATGATGAAAAATTTCTCATCGAACTTGCAATTGCTGGATTTAAAGAAGAGGATATATCCTTGGAACTTAAAGATGGCATATTGAAAATCAAGGGAGAGGTGGCATCGGTATCGCGTGAATACGCGTATAAAGGTATATCGTCCCGCAAATTCGAGAAATCATTTCGACTCTCAGAATTTGTTGTAATAGACGGTGCTGATTTGAAAGATGGAATACTTGTAGTGTATGCTAGAGTAGAACTTCCGGAAGAGAAGCGTCCTAGAAAGATCGAATTAGGGTCTGCTGGGGCATCAAAGAAGAAAGAATATCTCATTGAATAGAGATAAACTGGCGAGCAGCGAAACTCAGTAGATATAAATGAAATATTTACTGGAGAACAACATGAAACATATAGTCCATTTAATGGATAAGTATGAAGACGTTGCCGAGGCCTTAAAAACTACTATCTTTGCTTTATTAATTACAGGGTTAATTTTAGGATTAGCACCAATGTTAATGGTAATGCAATATAACAGTATTTAAGACCAAATTGACAAAATCATGCGGGGAGTAAGAAATTGCTCCCCAATCTTTAATTGAAAATAAATGTAAATAAACCTTTACATTTAACCTAAACTATGGTATAATATACATATGATGAAATTCTATACTAATGTGTCTCGATATGGTAATATGATTCTCTTACGAGGATATGACCATGGAAGACGAATTGAAAAGAAAGTCAAATACGAACCAATCCTTTTTACATCTACTAATCTTCCTACCAAGTGGAAATCGCTTGATGGAAATCCTGTTGGTGTAGCAAATGCTGGTAAAAGATTCGAGTCTATGAGGACTGCAAACGAATATGTACAAGCAAACAAAGGCGTGTCTGGTAAGAAAATATACGGAAATACAAAGTACGTTCCAGCGTTCATTAATGATTACTATCCAGGTAATATCGAATTCGATAGAAACAAAATCAACGTATCAACAATCGATATTGAAGTTGCTTCTGACGATGGATTCCCTGAGCCTGAAAAAGCTGACCATAAGATTACTGCTATTTGTATGAAAAACAATATTGGTAATACTTACTATGTTTGGGGCTTAGGTGATTATGATACTGACAAATCTTATATGAAAGACCACATGGTTGTATATCGTAAGTTTGACCGTGAAGATGATTTACTTATTAACTTCATTACTCACTGGTCATCTCAACAATATTGTCCTGATGTCGTCACTGGCTGGAATTCAAGGTTCTTTGATATTCCATATCTTGTAAATAGAATCAATCGTATGCTTGGTGAAGCTTATGTCAAAAGACTGAGTCCCTGGGGAATGATTGATAGACAAGACGTAACTAAGATGGGAAGGACTCAAACTGCTTATGAACTTAAAGGTATATCTCAACTTGATTACCTTGACCTATTCAAGAAGTTTGGCTATTCCTATGGACCACAAGAATCATATAAACTCGACAACATTGCGCATGTCGTGCTAGGAGAAAAGAAACTATCTTACGATGAGTATTCTAATCTCCATACTCTTTACAAACACAATCATCAAAAGTTTATAGATTATAATATCAAAGACGTTGAGCTTGTCGATAAAATCGAAGATAAACTTGGATTGATTACTCTTTGCATGACGATGGCTTACAAAGCTGGAGTTAACTATAACGATACATTTGGTACTACAATGATATGGGATACGATTATCTATCGCAGATTATTCGCTAACAATATTGCTATACCATTTGTTGAAGATAAAACTAAATCAAACTATCCAGGTGGCTTTGTCAAAGACCCACAAGTAGGAATACATGATAATGTTGTTTCGTTTGATTTAAACTCTCTTTATCCATCAATTATTATGCAATACAATATGTCGCCAGAAACAATTGCAAATGGAGAGATTACTCAGTTCGATATCGATGATGCAATCACTTCGCATAAAATGTCTCCTAATAGAGGTAAAGCTCTTGCGGCAAATGGCCAGTACTTTAACGTAGACAAGCCAGGTATAATCCCATTCATCATCGATGAAATGTACAAAGAGCGTGTAGGGATTAAACAAGAAATGATTAATGCTCAAAAAGAAAAAGAAAAGGTAGATAAAAATGACAAACAAAAACTATATCAAATCGAAAGAGACATCGCTATTGCAGAAAACAGACAAATGGCTATTAAGATTCTTCTTAACAGTTTGTATGGTGCTCTTGGCAATCGCTATTTTCGATTCTTCGACCAGAGAATCGCAGAAGCTATTACCCTCACCGGACAACTTACAATTCGATGGGCCGAATTTTCGCTTAACACCTATCTCAACAGAGTGCTCAAACCTGAAAAATGGAAAGACTATGTCATTGCCATCGACACAGATTCGTTGTATGTATGCTTAGATGACTTTGTTCAAAAATTCAAACCTGAAAATAAAATTGACTTCTTAGATAAAGTTGCAAGTGAAGCTCTTGAACCAGAGCTTGAAAAGTCCTACGACCAGTTGTATAAGTATCTTGGTGGAGTAGATAATCGTATGGTTATGAAACGTGAAGCAATCGCTGATCGTGCGCTTTGGACTGCAAAGAAAAGATATATTATGAATGTACATGATAACGAAGGCGTAAGATATGCTGAACCAAAGCTTAAAATTATGGGTATTGAAGCCATTAAGTCTTCTACACCTGAACCATGTCGTGACGCTCTTAAAAATATATTCAAAGTCATTATGAAAGAAGATGAAAGGACAGTACAAGAAGCTATTGAACAGTTCAAAAACTATTTCAAAACTCTTGACCCTGACCAAATTGCATTTCCTCGTGGTGTAACTCAAGTTAAAAAGTTCCAAGATAGAAATTCATTGTACAAAAAAGGTACACCCATTCACGTTCGTGGCTCGATACTCTATAACAAATTGATTGAAGACATGCAACTTAAAAAGAAATACGAACTCATTAACAATGGCGAAAAGATTAAGTTCTTATATCTTCGTCAACCAAATTCAATTCATGAAAATGTTATTGCGTTTCCATCCTACCTCCCAGAGGAGTTTGGCTTAACTAAATACATAGACCATGAGACCCAATTTCAAAAAACATTCCTTGACCCTATTGAACCAGTCTTGGAAGCAGTAGGCTGGTCTTCGAAAGAAGTCGCAAACCTTGAGGATTTTTTTGGATAAAAACGTTTACATTTACGTAAAAATGTGGTATAATAGACTAATATGGAGAAAAATATGAAATTAGTAAGACTATCCTCAGGAGAGGAAGTTATCGGTAAAGTAGTAGAGAATGAAGATTCAATTACAATCACAGATGGATATTCACTTATTCCAGCTGGAGAAGGTAAGATTGGATTTATGCCGTTCATGGCTTATACAAAAGCTAAAGATGGTATTACTATTGATAACAAATTTGTGCTATTCATCGTTGACCCAGTTGACCAAATCGTTGACCAGGTAAGAGAAATGGATAGTGGAATCGTAACAGCAAAATCAGGAATTATTACATGAGCAAAGACTGGGTAAAAGATATATCCGATATGCAATACAAATATGGCGTAAAGTCGTGGATTCATAATAATAGAGACGATGCTGAAAAGCTACGTAAGTATCTTGAATTTAGAGTTAAGTTTATAAGAGAAGAACTAATGGAAACAGAAGCAGCTCTTACACATAAAGACCCAGAAGAAATTGTTGATGGTCTTATTGATATTTGTGTTGTTGCTATTGGTACTCTTGATGCATTTGGTATTGATGCATATAAAGCATGGGATGAAGTGCTTAAAGCAAACCTATCAAAAGAAGTAGGTGTAAAAGAATCAAGACCAAATCCACTAGGATTACCAGACTTAATAAAACCAGAAGGTTGGGAGGCTCCTTCACACGAAGGAAATCATGGTAAGTTTAACGATATTTGATAGCATATACGATAACAAAACAGATAAGCGTATGGATTATAATAGTTTCGACGAGTTCGAGGCTATTCTCTATAAGCTTTCTGAGTCGACTAAATATCCTACAAAGAAAGACGCTCCGCTTTTAAGTCCAGCAATATATCAAACAGGTACTACACGTGCAAATGATAATGTTGTAGGTTGGGCTGGCTTTGGTATTCTTGATATCGATGATTATGATGGTGACATGAAAGATATTGAATCAAAGTATGATAAGTATCGTTATGTATGTTATTCAACAGCATCGTCTACAGTTGAATCGCCAAAGTTTAGACTCGTCTTTCCATTAACTGATGTCGTTAACAAAGAAGACATTAAGCATTTTTGGTATGCTTTAAATAAAGAGATTGGCGATATTGCTGATGCTCAAACCAAAGACTTAAGCAGAATGTATTATGTTCCTGCTAAATATAAAAACAGTTTTAATTTCATATTCTCTCATGACGGAGATACTATGGACCCACATAAGCTTATGGAACAATATCCATACGTTAAACCTAATCAAACAATGTTCGATAGATTTCCTGAAGCAATACAAAAAGCTTTACTTGAAAGAAAAAGAAACGAATTAAACAATACAAATTATACATGGAC